CCTTTTCGACACCTTCGCCATTCTCATGCAGAGAGCGGGTTGCACTGGCCACTGTGAAGAACTTCTTGCCTTTCACGTTCCATCCGAAGCCATCCCACACTCGGCCATCAACACGAACAACCAGATACATAATAGTTCTCGAGTAGCTGGGACTAGCTTAGCGTTGCGACACGCCGGTAAAGGCTCACATTCCAAGGTAAGCTTGAAGGAGGTATTGGTCCGTAAGAACCGCGTCAGAGATGCCCTGAATGCGATTGGACAGTGCGACTAGGCGGGGGTCTCCATCGATTCCCTCAACAAACTCGAAGAAAAGGGCCAGGGTGGCGCTCAAGGACATTAAAAAGTCAAGGGAAAGTTCGGCCAGGAAGCGGCAGTCGTAGTTCTGCATTGAGATTCCAGGGCCGCTGAAGAGTGCGAAGTCAGGATTGTGCTGAAAGGCTCTTAGGCTCTCTACAAGGCCATCAGTTTGTTTTGAAAGGTCTGTGTAAATTCTCTCGAAAAGAAGGTGGCACTCGTAGAAGTTTGGCCCCCTTACGTTCCAGTGCGACATGCGACTTACAATTATCGCGTCATTAAGTGCCTTAAAGGTCTTATTTGCATATACCGTGAAATTTTCTTCCATTGTGTTCCAGTGACTCGACTAAGTTTTACCCCCTTTTCTGTGTGGTGGGAACGGTTCACACCCCCAGGAAATCAGTACTTAATTGTCCAGTCTCCCTTCGACCCCTTCATTATTTCAAAGTCAAACTTTTTGGGCTTTTCAGAGTCCGTGTTGTCAAAGAATTTACCGGAGAAGGACTTTCCGTCGGGGGACTGTAGGTAGCTGTTACTTGCGTTCGGGGGATTTCCGTCTTTGTCCGTAACATTTGACACACCGTCGAGGTAGACAGAGGAAATTACCTTTTTAAGGAAAAGCTCTATCTTGTTTGACATGTTGCCCGTTTCGGCAAAGCTGAGATCAAAGTCGAGTTCGCTGAAGCTGAGACCCTCGCCGCAAGAGTCGTGGAGAAGCTTTTCTGCCTGGACTTCAAGGATGCTGTCTTTCGCGGGCCAATCCGAATCCTGAGTGTAAATTAGACGCTCAACAACCTCGGAAAATTCCTCGTAGGTTTTCTCAGAGAGTGTGACACGGTTGAGTAGATTCAAGAGTGACACAGAACCGTCGGAGTAGTCGTGGGAGAGGCCCTCAACGTAGCTGTTCGGAATAGAAGCAAGGTCCCCCCTCGAAGCTTCCCACAGCATATCTGCTACTTTTCTTGCGTTATTCTCAAAGTTTTCGTCCCTTGCGAACGAGGGATTTCGGTCCATGGCCATTATCGGTTGAGTGATTCTTACAGACTATTTTACCCTCTGCCCCCCTTTTTAGACACTCAAAGTGTACCAACCTTTATCCCACAGACTATCCAAGTCGGAGAATATCCGAGCATACTTCTTTCCGCACGCGTCAAGGCTGTACTTTGCTGCCGAAATCTCGTATATCCTCTTGCGGTCCAGGCTCCCTGCGCTTTGCAAAGCATTCACCCAATCTTGGAGAGTGTGACATCGAAACCCGGTAACACCCTCGATAACGGTCTCTGTGAAAGCACCGTAGTCGACGGAGACTAACGGAGTACCGCATAACATTCCTTCGACTCCGGAACCGCCAAACGGCTCTGTAAAAATAGTTGGCATTAAGCAGGCACGTGCGTTTCTCAGGAAAGTACTACGTTCTTTGCCCTTAAGTGGTCCTACGTACTCAATATTAGGGTGTTCCCAGGGTGTTGGGTCTCCTTGGCCAGCTAGGCGGATTTTCCACGGGCTGTAGTCTGCGAGTGCCTTGATTGTGTCAAGACCTTTCAAGGGGGTTATTCTTCCCAGGAACGCGAGATAGTCGCCGCTTTCGAATGAGGGTTCCCACTCGCTTGTGTCAAAATAATTGGGAATAACCCACTCGTAGTTCTCACCGTTTCGTCCCTCTTTCCCTTGGTGATAGTGCATCCAGGCGTATGATTCAAAGATTTTTTTCGTTCCAACCAGGGTTGTAGGGTAGCCAATACCGGTTTCAACGTGTGTGTTGGACGGGAACTCACTCAGTAGGGTCGAATGGGCGTGGCCGAAGGGGTGGCAGATAATGTCGCGGGGTTTTACACGGTCATGAAGCGAGGGAATTAAACGAGACTCGAATAGTCGGTGACCCTCTGTTCCAATTGTGGCGTTGTCTCCGTGGAAGCTCCGGTTGTCACGGTTACCGTATAGTCTGTCAAACTCGTCTGCCGTTAGCATTGTCACATGCTCAGAGGCGTTCGCCTCAGAACCGTAGTTGGAATACTCAATAACATTGTAACCCTGTGCCATCATCATTTTCGGAAAGCGCATAGCCTTTCCGGTGAACGCGCAGTGGCTATATTGTTGGGTGGGCAGGGTGTGAAAAATTCCGATGAGGTGGAGAGTTGGTTTCATTTTATTTATGGTGTTACCCCTATAGAACTAATATAGCGTAAACCTGCGGACGTAAAGAATTTACGGGCGGGTAGGGTTTTATGCGCTTGTCGACCCCTGGACGATCGCCGCAATCTGGGCTCGGGTCAGATCAGAGGCGGGCTATTGCGGTAGGGATGACTGGAGGGCAAATTGGCTTGAAGCCCCCACTCGTGCGCGAGGTATCCTTCAATATTCAAAACATCTTGGAGAGTGGGCAGAAAAAGCGTAATTATCACCTCTGAAAGTTTCCCCCGCCAGCCCCGGTTGGTTTCGGCTCTGTCATTCCCTATCCACATTGTGCTTTTGTTGGCATTCATTGTAACCTTGTCCGCCCACAAAAATGGGGACGAAATCGTGGGCAGCGGGGTTGTAATGGGATCGTTGCCATTTAGGGAGACCTGACGCGCCCCAAACCACTGGTTTGAGACCTCCGTAAGAAAAAGATCATTATTCCCAGAGAACGGAAATGACAGTATTCCGCTGTAACCTGTAAACGGATTTGGGCCTTCCCACTGAGCAACACCAAAGCTTCTGACCGGGTTAAATGCTGCGCCCGTCCAGGTCATCCTATTGTTATTGATCGCGGCTCCCCAATTCATCGTGGGTCGATTATTGAGCCCGTTTGCAACATAGGTTGGTCGCTGCGTAGAAGTTGCAGTGACATGTCGCCCACCGCCGCTCTTGTCTCGCCAGTCGGTGACTGCGCTGGCGGTCACCGTTGTGTAAGTGGACGGGTCGGCGGCGGTGAGCCAAACCACAGACGTGCCAAACACCGTAGGGGTCCAGCGGGTACCGCCCCCGCTGGGGGGCCTTCTCCGTTGCACAGTAATCACTGGTCGCACCTCGCGGTTAGGTTTTCCATCGGCAGGGGTGATCCAAGGGGGTGGAAGACGTATTCCATCACTGCTCGATTGCATTAACCCAACCCGAAATGGTCTCCCCTGTTTCAGGGTTAACTCCGGCCATTTTGCTGAAAGGCCAGTCGTCTATGTTACCGGACTCTCCTGCTTCTTCAATTGTAGCGTATAATTGTGCAAGACGTGCGTCGTTATGAAAAGACGCTTGAAGCAACCTTTCATGACGTTCAATTAAGGATACGTAGTGATCCAAAAGATTATTGGCGGCCACCTGCTCTTTTGCGTAGTTTAGCTTTTCGGTGTAACCGTTCTCCTGAGGCCACAATTGAGCGTTGTTTTGATCAGCGTACCCCTTGGCCAGTGCCCTCAGCTCAGCTTTGCTGCGTCGCTTAAGCGTTCGGGTCTCTTCGTACGTCCCTTGAGGGTGGCCGACTGGCGGTTTCGGGGAAATAGGATTTAAAGCTCGACCGCTATTTTCACTGTCAACAAAACGCAACTCAGTGTCAAATGGCGCTGCAAAAAATGGAACTACCCTAAAAAACTCCTCATTAAAGTCATGAACCTCGCCTCTGAGGGTGGGCCAACGATTCCCGCTAGGGTTGTTGATTTGCCCATTGCTAACGTTCACAAATAAGGCAACGCTCTGGCCTTCATCTGGGCCGTCGGAGAAGTACTCGACGCCAGTCGTAGGATTGATAGTAGTGTTCATGAGATCAGGTGTAACGAATGGTTGCGGTGAAAATGTGACCGGACGACCCGGTGCCAATCTGAACTAGGTCGACGCCTAAAGTGTCCCCGGCGACGAGAGTTAAAGGCGGTGCAAGGGTGCCACTAACGTCTACGTATATGCCCGTGGTTGCAGGTAAAGATGCGTTAGCTGTGAGTAGGTTGGTTCGAGTACCACTGCGACGGGCGTAGAACATCGCCTGACTGCTGCCACTGGTTGATGGCGCGGTGGGATTAAGCTCCCAAAAAGCACCCGCCACAGTACAAGAACGTTGCACTGTCGTCTCAACATAGTTGGTAGCAGGGGTGGCGGTTTCGCCTTTGTTGCTGATAACAAACTTAAGGGTGTCGGTGAACTGCAGGGAACCAGCGTTGATTGAGAGGCTGCCTCCCAACGCGGCTCCAGCAGGTGAACCAGCGTTGTTGTAAATTACTTGACCCGTGGAACCGGCGATGGGGCCAGTTGCCCCCGTGGCTCCATTTGTCCCCGCCCCTGTTGCCCCAGTAGCCCCAGCTACTCCAATGCCTGTCGCCCCCGTGGCCCCCGTGACCCCGCCTATTCCCACCCCGGTTGCACCAACAGCCCCAGTTGCTCCAATCGTTCCTGCTACTCCCGTCGCCCCGGTTACTCCGGCTCCAGTTGCTCCAACAACCCCTGTTGCTCCAGTGGCCCCAGCTACTCCAACGCCTGTTGCTCCAGTGGCCCCTGCTACTTCAGCCCCTGTTGCACCAACAGCCCCTGTTGCTCCAGTGGCCCCAGCTACTCCAACGCCTGTTGCCCCAGT